CGTGGACTTACGCTCTTTGAAGAGCGGCATCCTCGGGTCACTCTGGCGCATGAGAGTGTTATCTACTGCTTCTGTTTGCTTATCCGCTTGGTTCTGATAGTAAGCATTACGCTGATCCACCAGCTCAACCGGAGTCTTACAGAGCAGCAACCCACCAATCTCAATATTGTCCTTGAAGCGACTATTGGGATCAGCGAGCAACTTGAATCTTGGTTGTTCTTCTACGGCAACGGGCTCCCAACCTTCACGGAGTTTGCCGGAGAGATTACGGGGATCTAGCGACCCCAGCGTTGAAGTACGAATCCATCTGTACGCAAAACCGGGTTGTTTATCCGGCTCAGGCAGCGTTTCGGCGGGCCTCCACGTTTTAGGACGTTCGACCGCTTCACGGTTTGCCATTTCTCGCGTTAGTCTGCTATCGGCCATTTAAGCCCCCAATTTAAGTACTTCACGAGCATACTGCTCAGGAGTGATCCCAAACTTCTTAGCTAGTCCGATTTGCGTGCTAGTAAGAGAGATCCTCTTCGGAGCGGTGCTCCTTTTAGCAGGTGCTACCACCGTGCTAGGCTTTGTGCGTTGAGGTTTCTCATCGCTCTTAGTATCAGCGTCGAACTCTTCTGGGAATCGCCGCCTAACTTCTTTGTCAATACGGGCATAGTATTCATCGGTCCCGACGAAACTACCTCCATACTGTTCTGCCAGCTCTTCATGAACCCCTCTTGCGAAATTGCTCATAGACCGTTTTTTAGGGTCTACGAACCACGGGTTTTTATCGACCCATGCCGCAGCTTTAGGATCCATCCGAGCAGCAGTTTGCTGCTTAGGTGTACTTTCTACCTGATTATCTTCAACTTGTAAAGTAGGCTTAAAGTTTTTTGCTTTATCGAGTTTCAACTGCGCTCGAATCATTTCCTTCTGAGCTTCCAGAAGTTTCTCCGAATCGCCCGAATCGTAAGCCTCTTTATAGTCGCGCTCAGCCTTTTTAACCTCCATCTCAGCGGAGGTCTTATAGGTGTCCAGCAGCTCTTTCTCACCGCTCTGGAGCATTTCTTTGAGTTTCTTATTCTCATCGAGAATGCGTTGAGCGGCAGCTAGTGCTTCTTGCTGTTCCCTAAAGGCAGCTTCCTTAGCCCGACGCTCGTCGTGCCAAGCCTTCTTATACTGCTTGAACTTCTGCTGGACATTCTTAGAGTAATCCGCCGACTCATCGGCTTGCTCAAGATCCTCTTTAATACTCTCAGGCAGAGGCTCTACATTGCGATCTTCGGGAGGAGCGTCATCCTCCACCTCGATCTTAATTTCTAGATCTTCCCCCTCAACGTCGATTTCAAGCTTTTCTTCCTTCTTGTCCTCGATCTCGTCAGGGAACTTGTATTCGTCTTTAATAGCCATGTTTTAGCTCCTTACTTACGTTTGATGCCACGGGGATCATCGACAACACCTTCTACGGAGTCATCGTTAATGATCCTGAACTCACGCCCGTGAATGACCAACCTAGTCCCAGCATTAGGTCGAACGAGCACAAAGTCGCCTTGTTTGCACCAAGGGCCAGTAGGGAACTTAGCGGGGTCTTTATAGCAGTCAGCACCCAGATCAACCACGAACAAGACCGTAGTAAGCATCTCCTCGTAGCGAACCGTCTCATCTGCCTTAACCAGACCGCTGTCGTATTCCTTTTCTTGCTCAGGGATCGCACACAGGATCTTGTAGCCAGCCGGTTTAGGCAACTGCTTAGCCTTTTCCTCTGCTTGCTTATTCATGACCGCAGACAGGTCGATGGCCTGCCCTAGATCTATATTACTCATCGGAACTCTCCAATTGCTGTGTAAGGTCAGTGGTGAACTTGCGGACGGTGAGTAGACCTTTAATTTCCCCACACATCTTTGCGTACTCGTCATAGCTCTTAGCCGCACCTGCTCCGAGAGCTTCTTCGAGTTGTTTGACCTTAGCGTCGATCTCTTTGTTGATCAGACTTAAGGTTTTAGTCACTTCATACATTACTTAGCCTTCGGCTTATTCTCAGCCTTCTTGGGTTGTTCGGCCTTCTGCCGATTAGATTCGACCGTCATGCCGTGCTGCATATGCTGTAAGTCTTGCGCACGCTGCTGGAGGCTGTGGTTACGGATGTTCTGCTCATGCTGGCTGTCTTGAGTATGTTTATGCTTGATCATGTCAAGCCCCATCCTCACGCCCTCAGACTCTTTCTGCTGGAGCACCCGCTCTCGGTCAAGCTGGATCTGAGCTGCTTTAAGCTGCGCATCGCTCTGATCTTTTGCTGCTTTTCTCTGTAGGTCTTGTGCCTTGATCTGAACTTCCTGCTGCTGGATCTGGATCAGCGGATCTTGTGACATCTGCTGAGCCTTCTGTTGTTGAGCCTGCTGTTGATGCTGCTGCAAGAGCTGTTGTGCCGCCATAGCAGCCCGCTGAGACACCTGCACCTCCATCTCAGGCGACATCATCTCCTCATCGCTCTCGTCCTCATACGCAGGCAGCGTCATGCCCATCGCCTGCTCCATCTGCTTGCGCATCTCCATCCCGAGGTGTTCTGCGATATGCGCAGAGCCAGCAGCCATCAACTGCTGAGCCATCTGGGGGTTTTGACCAAGCAACTGCTGGACATGTGGGTCTTGAGCCATCGCCATGTGAACAGCGATGTGTGCCTGATGATCTTGATAGAGGAACGCCTTCACAGGCTTACTCTTCAGGATATTCATATTCTCCGTGACAGGATCACGGGGCTTCATATCATCCTGCACCGGCACGAGCTTCTGGTAGTTCTTGATGCCCAATACTTCTAGCATCTGCCTATGGAGCAACGGCAGGTCATACAACTGAGGAGCGGTCTGCGCAAGCTGCAACGCAGCCTGATACTGCACAACCTTCTGCGCCATAGTCGCAGCGTTCGGATCACTGACCGGGATCACCTCCACATAGTCATAGTCCGACTGCTTAGCATGCCGCCCACCTTCCTCCGGCTCGTAGTCATAGTCAGCGGGGGTGTAGTCCCTGATGATGTCGCGCAGGAGCTGAAACTCCTGCTTCATGGCATAGTGGATGCGAGCCTGCACCGCACTCATTGATTTAAGACTACGCTCAAGGATAGCCAGCGTTGTGCCCACAGGAGCCTGTGCGCTCATGTCCGAGGTCTGAAGCTCAGTCGCCCCAGCAAACTTCCTGCCCTCGTCAACAATCTTCTCAAGCAGCGCCGCGAGCACCTGACTCGGCTCTTTGTACGGCAGCGGCATGATGTTGTCGCGTACCGTGCCGCTAGGCACATCTACATCTCGGAACTCACCCGGACTGATCGGAGTGTCATCACCCTTGACCCTCAAGCCACGAGTCTTAAAACCTCCTTGCAGATTAGATAGAGTGCCAGCGTCAACAAGCTGACGAAGCAGAGAAGTGCCAGACTTAGCGAAAGCACCGACAAGATGTATGAGACCAAACGCATAAAAGCCGAAACCGGGGATATACGGATAATGGACGAAGTGAGCCCTCTTCTTACACGCCTCATCCTCAGGTCTCCAGTTGCGCCGGATAGCTAGTACTTTCCCGGTGCCTTTCTCAATCGTAATGACGTACGGCAGCGCGATGCCAGTAACCTCGCCATCTTCGTCTTTATGCTCGTAACCCGGCAGGTCATAGTCAACGTGCATCTCAAGAAGCTTGAACCTGTCGTCCTGCGTGGCCCTAAACCCAAGCTTCTCCGCTATTTTCTTTTCTACCTCATCCATCACGTTGACAGGCTCACCGAGATCAATGTCTCTATAGAACCCCTCGTGCTGGAGCCGACGTACGTCGTTCTTTGATTTGCGCATCACATGGGTAACACGCTCGGCTTCCTCCAGATTTGAAGCACCGTACGGCACCACAACATCTTCAGCCGGGACAAACATAGACACCTGACGCTCAAGGTACGGGTCGTAATACACCTTCTTGAATGCATTCCCAGCAAGCCCCAGACCCCACAGCATCCGCTCATGCTCGGGCCGGTACTCCTTCATAACGTCGGTCAACTGATAATTCATATCTAGTTGAACGCGCTCAGCCGCTTGTTTCTTCTCAGGCGTCTCTTTGCCGATGATTTGAGTCTTTACTGGGCCAGCCGCCGGGAAGGTAGCCATCATGGTCTCAGCTTGGAACTTGACCACCGACTCACTAAGCAACGGGTGATACACGCCGCAAGCTCCCGGCCATGGCTCCATCCGCTCTTCGATCTTCAGACCAAGCAGCTCCAACCCATCGACGTAGGTCTGCACCCAGTCTTTGCGGGATGAAATGTCCGTATCAAAGTCGCCAAGAAGATCGTTCGCGACCTTCATTAGCTCATCCTCGCTCATATCTTCAGCGAGGTTTTTATCGAACTCTTCTTCGTCCTCGCTTTTCTCAATATCAATCTCAAAGCCCGGACCGCTAATACTTACCGCTTCGGGATCTTCAATCTCGATCTCAATAGGTTCGGCTTCGACTGCCCCAAGACCCATAGGCATACTAGAATACAGAGCTTTGTCGATGTTCGTAGCCATGTCGGCCCCTAGTAATAAGCAGCTTTCTTACGGAACTTGTAGAGGAAATCATCCTCCGGCTCATCCGTCGGCAACCGGATAAACCCGCCCTGACGGAATCTTAACAGGGCAAGCGTGGTTGAGTCCACGAGGTCATCGTTTGCTCCACTAGGAAAATCATTGCACTCTTCAATGACCTCCTGCGCCCAACGCCGGTTCGGAGCATATACCACACCGCCTTCAAACAACGCTGATACAGCATTGACCCTACTAATCTTATCCTGACCCTTACCCGGTGTGAACTCACCCACCGGTATACCCATTCTTCTTAGCTCCTGATATAACGCAGCACCGTTTGACTTCTTCTCAACCATAAACGCATCCGGCTCCCACTCCTTGTACTGTTCAAGTACAAGTTTCTTGAGTTCAGGGAACTCCATGCGCTTCTTTATAGAGTTGAGCAAGATGATGCTGAAGTTATTCGTCGCCTCGTTAAAGAACACACCCCAAGTAGTAAGCGCGTTGTAGTCAGCCCTATTATTAGTTTCTTGGGCAGCGTCTAGGCTCATAATAATGAACTCGCACGGTGGTGGGTCATCTTTAGTCCACATCTGCCACCATTCACGCTTAATAAGAGCGCCTGCTTCTGATGTCGGCTCCTGTAGATACTGGGCGTTCCAGTACCGGATATCCATACCAGCTTTTTTGGACAGAAGCTCTTCAACCGACCAAAACTCAGGCCATAAAGCCTCGCCATCATCCTTAATAGCTGGGAACTGAATCACTTCCCACCTATCTACGCCCTCTTCTCTTTCCATCTGCGTGACAATTTGTCCGGTCAGATCCAGCTTTGACCAGCGTGTCATCACCACAATAATCGCCCCACCCGGCATCAGACGCTGAATAGGGCCAGACTGAAACCATTCCCAAGCAGGTAGAAACACCTCTGGACGGCCCGTTTTAGCCTCTTGCTCAGAATGAGGGTCATCAATAATGAAGAGGTCGGCACCTCGACCGGCTAGCGCACCACCGACACCAATAGCGAAATACTCGCCCATGAAGTTAGTACCCCATCTAGAGGCACTCTTTGAGTCAGCTTGTAGCTCTACCTGAGGGAAAATGTCCTTGTAGGAGTCACTTCCGACCAAATTCCGCACTCTTCGACCGAAATTCACGGCCAAATCAGCGGTATGAGAGGACATAATGATCTTTTTCTCGGGGTATTTACCGAGAAACCACGCTGGAGCTAGATACGAGATGAGTTCTGACTTGCCGTGACGAGGGGCAATATTCACAATCACCCGCTTTTTCTCGCCACGGGCGACTGCTTCAAAGATTTCTATCAGTTTAAGGTGGTGTGGACCCACCTTATAGCCGGGATATACGTGTTTTACGAAGTCTAAGAAGGAATCTTTGCCTAATTTCTGCGTAATTTGGCTCTCATACGCCTTCAAAAGCTCCAAAATTCGGCGTTTTTCTTTGTCCGCCATCATTGGAAGAGCCTGCCGGAGCTTAAATAGCTGCTCCGGGGTGAATTTAGGGCTGGTCATCAGCCTTGGCCCCGGTCAACTCCCTTGCTTCAACGTCTATAACGATAGATTCAAGCTTCTCAAGGGCAGCAGCTAGCTCTTTCTCTACTTCTTCAATAGATTGATTCTTGACTGTCATCTCGCTGCGCTTCTTAAACGCATCGACCCCATCAACTTCGCCTAGTTTTGCCAAGGCGGCGACTCTAATCTTGGGGTCTTTAGCACCTTCGACCTCTGCAACCAGCTTATTGACCACGTACATCTTCAGGTCAGCCAGATCAGAGACGATAGCGCAGTTCATTTGAGCAACCATGCCCGCCAGATACGCTAGGGTCTCATTGGGGTAGGTGGCAAAATTAGGCCGATGTTTAGGGTCTAGAGCCATTTCCTTAGCAAGCTGTTCTGCTTCAGCCTGATTATCTTTGGTTGGGGAAATAGGCTGACCTGTCAGGTCAGACATCAACTTAATAACATTAGCCCGCATCTTCAGCTCTTCGGCTGGAGATAAATACGGCATCGCTTCTGTAGCGTTTACGGGCAGGGGAACATCTTCTTCTATATTAGGTATGAGTGTAGCCATGGGCGGAGTATAACTTAGGCGAATGAAATGTAAATAGGTGGGGGGTATTAGGGGAGGTTGGGACTCCTATAGGGGGGTGTTTTCTGGGGAAATGTTAAGTTGGGGTGGAAAAATGAGGGGTTATTTGTTTGTATTAAGGGGTGTGGGGTGTGCGCGGGTCCCATCTGACCGATTTGGGGGGGTGGGGACCGTCTCCCCCCTCAGAATTTGAGTTTTCCCCCGATCCC